AAAGTTCGACGGAACCAATCCTACTGACTACATATCTACATCTTTGTTTGAAGATAAATACTCGGGTCTTATTCTTGGCAACGGAGGTAGCTGGATGAGAATGGATGGTACCTTCTGCAACAACTATAAGGTATGTACAGTCAAACATAATAAAACAGTACAGTACTCGTGGTTGCTTTCTGATAGTGAGTTAGAAACTATCGCATTAGAAATCGAACAGCTTCCCCGTAAAAAAGGATCTGCAATCGCCTTTATCAAGATCTTTGGACCTAAAGAAGTTAAAGTTAAATCGAAACGAACTATCAACAAAGTAATTAGAGATAAGATCAAACATTCTCCCTGTGTAGTTTGTGGGTCAAATCATCAAATCGAAGTAGATCATAAGAACGGTCTGTTAAATGACCCTAGGGTTTGGAACTCGAAGACACAAGTCGACGACGATTTTCAGGCATTGTGTAAGCATTGTAATGACCAGAAGCGTCAAAGTTACGTATGGCAAAAACTGCACAAGAAGCGTTATCCAGCAAGTATGATACCTCAGCTCAAGGTATTCAAAGTCGACTTCATTCAAGGAGGTGACGCCTTTGACGAATCGGATCCAAAAGCGATGATTGGAACGTATTGGTATGACCCAATAGCTTTTCTCGTTAGTGTAAGTGAGAAGACAAAAGTATAAATGACTATAAAAGTATTATCTCTGTAGAGATAATATATTATTCATACTTTAAATTGACCCATACGTCTTAAAACCATTGTACAGGAAAATCTTGAATACGTGAGTATTCTTTGTTGTGATACCTTCTACGTATTTTATTTTTTGAGTTATATTTATAAACCTCTTCGTAAAAGAGTTGATCTTCTGCGTGATAAAGAATAACTGGCTTAGTGGTGTAAAAAGGTTTGTCTTTACGCTTTATAACCCCTAGATGCTTTGCATCCGCGGAGCCGATAGGCTCTAGATTAGGGTCATTGTCTTCATCTAGATATCTTTGTTTGAAATTAAGAATAATCTTTACAGAAAAGTCTAGTTTTTTATAGAATTTAAACCTTTTTATTAGTGACATTACTTCTTTTGCAGCTTCAATCTCATCTTTGGCCAGTATGAACAAAAAAAAGTCAATGGGGTAACAGTCATCAAAAGTATCTCTTCTTTTCACTTCTTCTTTGAAGTCTATTGATATATCTATAGAATATAGATACCTTTTAGTTATAGGATGGCTATATTCTAATACTATCTTAGACAGATTAGGTGCATCCATTAGATAAGACGATGAAAGTGCAGTTTGAACTATCTTATCTAAACGTGAGTATGTATTGAGAGATGTTGAGAATATGGGGAAAACGGTCATAATAATAATAGAATGTTAGTTATGAGTGAAAGATATCAGTTTTTAAGTGTATGGATACTTTGGTATCAATACTTTTTGAGGAATAACTTTTAAGAATAAGAATATACTTTGTTTAGTCAGATAAAGCTCTTTCTTGGGCTCATCAGGCCTCCGCGAAGCAGACTAAGGGCAGAGTTTAATTATGCTAATAATTGAGCATTGACAAGCTTTTGCAAGTCGTTAAACTTAAACTCTTCAACATTGAAGAGATCAAACATAGGACCATCACATAAGATACACTCAGTGTCTTTTGGATCTTGAAGATGGTGGGTGTTGATGTAGTTACAAATCAACTTAGTAACCATCTTAGTAGAATAAGTTTTGTTTGGAGTCAAACGTAAGAAAGCAATGAGCGCATCACTTAACTTATGCTCCTTGTTCTCAATCTCGTCATTTTCCTTAATGAGAATATCAGCAAGCAAGCGAAATCCACGCTTGATATACTTGTTCTCACGAACCTCGCGGTTCTTAGATTCAGGAGAGAAGTTATAAAACTTTTTGTCTTTGATATGATCTGGATAAAAAGTCTTAACCACTGGAGTAGAATTCTCAAACAATTCCATTGTTGTCATTCCCTCCCAGTAGGTTTGACAGATACTCAAGTCAAACTTGTTGACAACTTCAACAGGAGAGATGTTGGTATAAATGATTTGGACCTTCTTAGGACACTTAATGGCATTTGCTTTAGGACAGTAAGTATGAATGGTGTTGATGAATTTAAAGTTCTTGTCAACATCAGTAGTATACTCTTTGATGGTTTCTTGGTAAACGCCAGTCAAATTTCTAACAAGACCCATCTTCTCCATTGTGAATGTTACATATTCACTTAATAATGCACGTTCACGACTCTCATAACATTCTTTCTTGTACCCTTTATAAGACTTAACGGTACCGTAAGAATGATTACGAACAACACCTGGAGCGTCTTGGATCCAGATATCAATGTCACCTTTATAATCTTCAACCTTACAATAAGGAGAAGCAATCCAAAGGGCAGCGCCGCCAGCAATAACACCTTTAGTCTTAATTAAGAAGTTAGACAGCAAACAATAATTTGGGCCAAAGAAACGGTCCATTAAATGTTGGACATTTCCAACAGCTTCGATGGTAGAAGGAGTATTGTTAACAGTAGTAGCAGACATTTATAATTAAGTTTCAAGAGTTTATTAGGTTTCAAGAGTTTATTAGGTGATCTATAATGGTGAAATTTTATAAAAAATCACTTTATAAAATAATAATTAATAAATTTATACAGGTTTTTTCTTCTCATTTTCAAGCGAGAAAACACCAATCAACTTTCTTATATATGTTTCTACACTCATCTCTATGAATGGTATATCTTCAAACTCTAGATCTCTGCTTACTGGATTGGTCAATATGAGATCAATTGCTTTCTTCATATTGGTCTGAGCGAAACATTCTTGCAATCCGGTTTGTGGTTGTTGTAACTGCTCAGGAGTGAATGCTTCTTTCGCCATTTCAAAGAAAGGCGTGATCAGCGTTCTCCACAACTTGTCAAAGTTCGATACTTTCTTAATATGGAACTCACCTATTTCAAAACTCACATATCTCCAGATATCATACAAACTGTAAAAGTAGTCACGTCTCGAACCTTGTAACTGCATCACGTTCTTCGGGGTCTTGACCGCATCATAGAATTTACTTGTCACAAACTTTTGATCAATCAACATACTACTCATTCCATAGTCTATAAGTTGTGGAATGAACTTGGTCTTGATCTTTATAATATCCCCATTTGTCAACTTCAGCTCAAAGGTGACTTTTTGTGGTAGCTTTCTAACAAGTACATTGCCTCCGTGTAGATCGAAGTGCATAAACTTGAAGTTTTTCTGTGCTAAATAAATGGCATAAGCCACTTGCAACACCACTTCTATACACTCATTAGGAGTCATTTCACCACTCTTCATCCATTCATCAAGCTCTTTACCATAGATCAGCTCGAAGAGAGCGAGAGTTGTGATTTTGTCCTTGTCTTCAGAGTGACAACTGAGTTGAGTTTTCTTAGGTCGTTCACAATAAAATCCTCCCCATACATACATAAAGTAAGGTACTTCTGCTCTAAGCTTGTTGAGAGCGAGACCTACTGCGAGTTCGTGGAAGAGGTCAGCGTCTTCTTTGGCTGACCCTTTGGCGATCTTCATTACACTAATCCACTCTTCTACGCCCTCCCAGCCCACTTTGTAAGCAGCTCCGTTGGCACTTTCGCGTCCAAATTTCTGGATAGGGTTGAAGTAGTCTTCAACGATCATATCAAGCACAGGAATTCCTTCTGTGTTCGCGATTTCTGTGCGTTGAACACTGCTTAATATAGCCATCAACGCACATTGGAACTTACGAATATAAGTATATTCTGTAAAGTTGAGTTTAGCCTCTTTTGAGAGTCTTAGTAATTCTTCAGAAGATACGTTTGTGAGGTTTAATTCAGTACATTCTTTTTGAATTTGTTGACTAAGTTTTGCAACAGACTCGTAGTTGGCGCGATATTTGACGTTACGCATCATACTAGTGACCTCTCGAGGGCGTACAGAGCGGAGAAGTGTGGTTTGGCGAGACGGACTTCGCTTTCTGGCGATGAGGGCAAATTTACTAGTTCCTCTGCAAAAAGACCTCTGCATTTACAATTAGATATATATTTTTTCTTTATTAAATACTATTATAAATAATGAAAACCTGTAAAATCCTCCTTATCCTTATCGCAGTAGTTCTTGTCTTGGGGCTAGTCCAAATATACCGCAAGCAACAAGAGAAATATGGTTTCTTCGATAAGATCGCCTCCTTCTTTACTAAGAAGCCCAAGATCGTGGAACAAGCAAATGACTTCAACCTGAAGGTTAAAGAAGCTGCTTGTCAAATGAAATGTCAAGAAGATGCTGATAATCGCAAAGCAATAGGCGACTTCGACTACCTCGTGGCAGACGTAAATGATCCATTTGCAGGCGTATTTGAGTTTAACGAAGAAGAGTATGGTCAACACAAAGCAGATTGTATGAATAAATGTAAAGCAGAAAAATTTAGATATGCTGGATGTAGAATGTAAGGAATGTAAACAAGGTTTCTTTATACTTTTGTATAAAGACTTTTTGTATAAAGACTTTTAGTTCAAACTCTCATTCTTGGAATGATGTTCATAGCCATTAATTCTTGAAACAATAGCTTTGTAGCGTAAGGGATGTACACTTCTTTAAACACACTTGGTACTCCCTTCTTTGAACATACTTTGCACTCGGCGTTGCTTTTCTTGATATCGTACATTGCTGTAAACCCACAAGTGCAACATACCCACGTCTTAAACTTATCAGAGTTGATAAATAACTTTTCTCGAAGGAAACTTGAGGCACCGTGAGCAATAATTTGTGTAACTTCCATCTCGCCAAATCGAAGGCCTCCTTCCCTGGATCTTCCTTCCATAGGTTGTCTTACTAAGTTTTGTACAGGTCCTGTGCTACGCATATGATATTTGTCGATAACCATATGTTTGAGACGTTGATAGTAACAAGGGCCAATGAAGACCATTGCGTCCATCAATTTACCGGTCATTCCGTTGTACATTCTCTCGTTTCCGTAGCGTTGAAAGCCGAGAGAATGAAGTTCTTTTGATATGTCTTCGATTGTATTGGGTTCGAAGGCAGTGGCGTCGTAATTCTTGCCGTTGAGGAGTTTGGTTTTACCGGCAACCATTTCCATCAACATTCCTGTTGTCATTCTACTAGGTCGAAAGTACCCTAAGAAGGCTCGTCATCTAAATATGACTACCCCTTCACCAGTCTCCTGGGGGTCTAGACTATACCTTGAGAGATATTTAATAAGTATATTAAGTATCCCCGGTTCCCGTCTAGTCGTTGAACCTTCCTCTATTTTTAGGTGTTTAATAGAGGCTTGGCTGCGGATTGTCTAATTCTCTTCGTTTTTACCATCGCTTTCTCCATCGGCTAGCCGAGAGAGAAAGCGTTCCACAGGCCGTTATGCCTGCTGCTACACTTTACATTGCTGTAAAGCTGCGGTAGAAGAGATTCTAGAGGCAAAGCCTCCGGACGCCTTGGCGTCTAAAGAGTTTCCCGCAATTTGAGAACCTTGCATCTTACGCGATTTAGACTACTCTGATAAGAGTACGTAAGATACTAGCCAACCATTACTGGTCAACTGCAACTATAAAATCGGGTTTTTTAAACTCAATTTTTTTGATCGCGTGTGAGTTAACGACTATATCGGGGCATATCCCCTCGGCAGTAAAGGGCATATCTTCTTGTTTTACTATAGCTCCTATTGTTCCTTTCTGTGACGCTCTCTGTGCTAACTTGTCTCCAACGATCGGAATGCGGATATCTCTCACTCTGACCTTGACAAATCTATTTCCACTCTCTGCCATACTCAACATCACAGAATCGATCACCCCTCCATCTTCTTTCCCGTGCAACATCGTACTACAATCTCGTCTACTAAACTTTGACGATTGTGCTATTAAAGCAGCTGTCGCATCTGTAGGAACAATCACAGGACCTGTCTTGCCTATAATCACATCATCTCCATTCACTCTTGTTCCAGGGGCGGGAAGACCATCAACTTCAGAGATCTTATCGTAATTAGCAGGCTTATATCCCATTGTCTTACCCTTCTCAGGCTTACCAAACTCTTCCATAGCACCTGTTTGAGGCTTTTTGTGCTCTTCATCTTTATATGTCTTGAAATGAACACTTCTAAACAAACCTCGTTGAATTGCAGCCTCATTGACAAGTAAAGAATCTTCTTGATTGTATCCTCCATAACAACAGATTGCACAAATAACATTATGACCCGCAGGCATTTTATCATTCTCGAGCAAATTGGCAGTTTTTGGATTGATCAAAGGCTTTTCAGGATAGAATAACACGTGTGAAAATGTATCATATCTAAGAGCATAGTTTGTGGCATAAAGACCAACACCCTGCCTAGATTGACCGTTGGCATAAGTGACTCTAGGGGCTTGATTATGATGAGGATAAGGTATAAGACTACTACTAACTGAGAGAGCCATACTTGGATGAATTTCACAATGACTATAGTCGCCCCCATCATACTCATCGAGTTGAGAGTACCGCATAGCGATCAAAATACCTTCTTCTTCACTCGCATCAACATATTCAATAAGTCCATTTGTAAGCAGATCGTCGAAAGATCGGTCAAAGACATCGTTAATAGTAAGATTAAGTTTTCTGAGTGTATCACACACAAATAAAGGTCGACAACATCTACCCTGATCGGTGTAGATTCTAATCTCGTTAAGTAGAGCATCATAGTGTATACTCACATCAAAGGCAATTTCTTTGCAGCGTCTAGCAGATCTGAGTTGGTCTAGTAGGTCTATGTGATCGTTAGTTTTGCTAACAAGTCTACCGTTGATAAAGACATTGGTACTAGAGCCGATATGTTCTGCATCAGATTTTTTGGATGGTTGATTATTGATACAAATATCTTCAATTCGAGTATCGCTGCTTGGAAGACTTACGTGCGTCATAAGACTAAAGTTTTTGATCAACCCACACACTGATCCTTCTGGCGTATCACTACAATCTAACAGCCCAAAACTAGAGTTATGAAGTTGTCTTGGTTTTGGGAGTTTACCCTCTTTGGCAAGAGGGGCGATGAGACGCCTAAGATGTGATACTGTTGATGTATATGAAAGACGACTCAATACTTGTGACACACCTGTACGAATGATACGTTGTCTGTTAGAGCCCCAATTGCCGGTGGTGAGTACGTGCTTGATGTCTTTAGTGATGTTGGCACTGGCGAAATCCATTTGAAAGTTAGGCATTTTGTTAGATGCAAATTTTTGCTCAGCGATGATTTTAAACTCTTTGATTGTTCGGATCATACTGCTTTTGAATATCACCCCCAACAACGTGTCTGCAAGGTCCATTCGTTTGTTTGCATAATGGTCTCTATCGTCTGTGTTGCGTTTACCATCATAAACCATAATAAGACGACTAACCATATATCCGATAAAGTTACATTTTTTGTCTCGATTGACAGAACTGTCGAGCTGATCTCTACCTTGTGAACGAGCTTGTGCAAGTTCGACGGTTGTCTGTAAATGAGGCAATATTTCGTTTGTAACTAGGTTTCTAGCCCAGTCGATTCTGCTTTCTCTGGTGTTAGAAACAGTCTGGCCACGAAGGGCGATGTACTCAAGAGCTTGTTCGATCTTCGTGATATGAGCAGCATCGTCAAAACAAGAGTTGAACAGAATGTGATCTTTGTCGACACTTGCACTACAACAAAATTCAATCATCTTGGACTCGGATTCGATACCAAGAGCGCGAAACAGTACAAAGAGAGGGATTTCTTTCTTACAATAAGGCAAGAGCACGCGTATAACAAAATCAAATCCAAATTCTTTTTTAAGAGGTTCAAATATCTTTATGATCATTTGTGAAGGAGCTTTAGATGTTTCTGAATGAAGACTTCTGATCTCACAACTAAGTATATTTGTCTTGCCATTGAA